AAGACTTGCATCTAATGTAACAATCTTTTTACCTTGTACTTTAGCTTGTACTTTTGGAATACTATTAAATGCGTCTTGATTCCATTTAAAACGAATTGCTAAGTATGCTAAACCAGACAACTTGTGGTTAGACCCCCAAGAAGATAATGTAGATAATAAACTTGATGCACTTTGACTATCAGAACCAAAATGAGGTTCTAGTCTAATTAAGCTTTCAGAATCTTTATAAAAGTTAGCATCTGAACTTCCTACTTCAACTGCTGTGTTGTCAGCTAAACTAGATGCAAATGTAACTACTTTATCATCAACTCTTATCTCTGTAATACCATTTATTTCACCCTCACACATTACAAGAGCCATATATAAGTAAGTGTTATCTGTGCCTGAAGTTTCCATAAAAACTCTTGTTCCACCAACTAATCTTGTTCCATATATTACAGGAATACTTGCATCATTACTTTGTTTATTTAGTAATATACCTTTTTCAAAATCATCAAAATCAGTTGTACCAAAATCAGGAATATCAATATCTGGCATTAACCAAGATAAAGGTTTTGTAATTATTTTAACTACTGATTTAATTGCTTTTGTTATTGATTTAAATATACTTCCAAAACCCATTATGGTCTCCCCCACTTAATATCAAGAACAGTTTGACTTGAAAAATCCATACCAACATCTGTTGAAAAGAATCTTTGTTGTGATGTATTATTTGTTTTTCTACCTGATCTTTTTTCAAAGTCTGCCCAATGGGAAACTATACCTAAACTAATTGAACTATCTGTTCCTTTTTCTGATACTGAAAAAGTATCTATTTGACCATCATATAATAAAAATGGGTCAGCTATTAAAGCATTTGAATCATTTAAAAAACCTCTAAATATTTTAACACTATCATTGACTACATTCTCATTTAGACAAGTAGATATAAATGTTTGGTCTGCACCTGATAATGTTAATGTTAAACTTGTTTTTGTAACATCTGTTTCTTCTGTAAAATTAGAAACTCCTAAAATAAAATCTGATGATGTGTATGTTACACTAGAACCTGATACAGAACTTGTTAATGAAAAAGAACAATCTGTTATATTTACAGGAGTTCCAAATCCAATAGTGATGAGATGAACTGGTCTAATATCATTTGTCGCTAGTTCGTTCTTTATTGCCGTTGTTAGTGATCTCGTCATATTTTTCGTAACTTCTTCTGTTTATCTTTATACCATCAAAAACTATAAATTTAGCAGTTTTTGTTGGTTCGTTATATTTACCTAAATCATTGGAAGTAAAGTCAATGTTTTCTTCATCAATTATTTCTTCTGCAATAGCATCAACATTAATCCAATATTTTACTTTATATTTCATTATAAAGCTTCTTCAACATCTAACTCAAATCTGTATAAAAAGTTTCCATCTTTGTCTGCACCTATAGCACCAAACTCTTGAACATCATTTGTTAAGTGTACTGTAAATGGAACATTATCGTAAGTAACAACTGAGTTATCGGCAAGAGCAGTAGTAAGAGGTGGTTCTATTGTTACAGTAGCCGCATTAGATGAACTTGTAACATCAGAAACAACCATATAAACTTTATCGTGTGATGCAAATTTAATAAAATCACCAGCTTTAAATCTACCAGACGAATCTCCAGCAAATGCGTCCATAGCAATAGTCGTATCACCAACTGCGTGAACTCCATTAACTAATACTGTTCCTGTTTCACTTCCTCTTGCATCTTCTATCTCAGGTGGGATAATCGTAAAATTTTCTTTCCTTGATCTTTGCTTCATAATAAAAGCCATAAGTTCTCCATAAATGTCTGATCTTTTTCCTGTAATTATCCTTGCGGTAAAAGCAAATCTTTGACCATCAATTTGTCTTGCAAGTTTTTTACCTGAGTCTGATTTAGATATAATTGTATTTTGAATAGACCTTATACCCATTGTTGAAAATTTAGAATTAGATATTGGAAATGCACCTGACATTATATTAAATTACCTTGACCCTTTTCGTTTAATGCTTGATTTATTAATTGAGATATTGTTCCTCTTGAATTTACAAGTAATTCTTCAAAACCTGAAGCATCAACAGTATTTATATTGAAATTAACATTTACTGGACTTCCATCTGATCCCCTTGCGGATTGTTCAATTTGTCCTGTACTATTTGGAACAAAAACTTCAGCACCTCTTTCACCAACTAAAATTGGTCTGCCTTTCATTACTGCTCCACCTTGTGCGTGTGATCCACCAATATTGAAAAAACCACCGCCGCCGCCGCCGCCCATAGCAAGTAATAAAGCTTGTAATGCGACTTGTTTTGCTTTTTCTTTTGTAATATTTTTTTCTATGTTTAATCTTTTATTTTCAACTTTGTTTAAATCTAATCCAAAAAATTTAAGTATTGCCATTCTAATACCTATTTCTATTAAAAGACCTAAAGTTGAAATTAAAGCTTCTTGAAGCATTTTTTTAAATGCTTGACCTAAATCTTCTCCTAAAATTATTGCTCTTGATAAAGCATTTGAAAATTTACCAATACCACCATTTAAACCCTCTGCTATAGTCATGCTTATATTTGTAATTTTATTTCTTAAATTTTCTAAAGAAGATTGATTAAGTTCTTCAAATTTATCTATAGCTTTTTGTGTAGCTGATGGAATAGCAACTGATAATTCATGTTCAAATTCATGTATTGGAACTAAAGCTAATTCTGCTTCTTTTTTTAAATTTTCTAAAGGAATTGCAAGTTCATGTTCAAAATCTTTAATTTTTTGGAAATTTTCTGTAACATCATTTGAAAGTTTTTTAATTCTTCTATTTATGTCATCTACAATTAATGCACCACCAGCTATTTTTGCAAAAAGACCACCAAAAGCAATAAGTAATAATCCTATAATACTTTGTAAATCTCTAAAATTTTTTACTAGTGATTTAACTGCATTAGATAATGTTACAATCGCTACTGCTAATTTTTCACCAACTGATACACCTAAAGACTCTATTGCAAATTGATTATCTTCTGTAAATTGTTTTAAATCTCCAAGTTGTTCTTTTAGTTCAAAAAAGAAACCTCTAGTAATTGAAACTTGAAAAGTAAATAGAGTATCTTTTAAGTTTGATATTGTTCCTGATAAAGTTTTTGATAATTCTTCAATTAAATTACCAAATTCTCCACCTGTTCCAAATGCTTTTGCTAATCCTTTTATTGATTGATCAACTGATGTTCTTACACCTTGTGAAAAACCCGCCATAGCAGTAACACCACGTTCTCTAAATAATTCTGCTGAAGCAATACCAGCAGAAAATGATCTTTGAATTTGTAAAGCGGCTAATGCAAAATCTCCACCTAAAACTGTTGCAGTATTACCTGTAATTGTTAAAAGTTCTTCAAAAGAAACTCCAGCTTTTTCTGCTTGTTTCCTAACAGTTGCTAAAGCGGTTATACCTTGTTGGATATTTTCTAATTCAAATGGAGTTGTTTTTGCAAATTTAGTTACAATATCTAATGCTTTTTGACCCTCTTTAGCTGAACCAAATAATGCTTTTAACTGAACACCTAAATTTTCAATTTGAATACCTGTATTAACAATTGATCTAATAACAAGTCCAGCACCAAGACCAATAAAAGCATTTTTAAGATTAAATACTGCACCTCTTACTTTTGCTAAACCACCCCTTAATCCTGTAAGTGCTTTAGTCGCTTTATCTCGTGCTACTATATCTATTAAAAGTTTTTGACTTGCCATTATTTATATTTCCTTGCTTCTGCTAAGTTCTTTTGTTTTTTATACCCATCTTGTTCTTTTTTCAAGTAAGCTATCCAAAGATTATAATGGCTCAAAGGCATTTCTAACACCTCTTGAATAGGAAGTCTAAGTCTATCAGCAACCACTAACAAAGATTGTATGTCAGGGTCGCTATTTACTTTTTTTCAGCTTCTTCTAATGATGTGTCTGCAAGTATCTTATTTGCTATTGATGCAATAACATTTGAGTCTGCTTTTTTCTGTAAAGCAAGTTTATCGAATGGGTCAAAAGCTTTTACTAAATCGCCCTTGTCATTCTTAATTAATAACTTCATCATCAATAAATCAACAAGAACTGTTAGGTCTTGAAAATTGTTTGATTTCTTGAATATTATATTTTTCTGTTCAAGTGTTAAAGGTTCTGAGTAAAAAACAGATGGATTACCTTGTTCATCTTTCCATTCAGGAACTTCAATAGT